GATTTGTTATAGTTTGACGCTGAACGTCAGCATCACGCTAGCCACGACGTTTGTTCGACACACATCGGTGTAGGCCAAAATGGTACCTTACGAAAGGAAAGGTTACCACTATACCTAGTATCGAACACCCTAATCTTGGGGATCTTGCAATCCCGAGACGTGCGGACGTTCAATCTCTTGAAACGTCCTACAGGCCCACCACGAGCGAGTGATTCGCGGTAGTATGGCTCCTCGCACTGCATGTTTGATTCAACCGTAATTGGTCGAAGCGTCCATCCTTTTACGTACGGTATCCAGTTTTCATAATGGATCCGATACGTGTCATGGTCATCAGACCATGCAAGGATGGGCAAATCCACAGTTGCGCAAGGTATATGCATTTCCCGCAAACGCGGAAAACGATGCAACATACACTTACGCAGCTGCAGTGATGCAGCCCTGTATCCCTTGACATAAAGACCATTGGCATGGCCCACAAGGGATACCACATCTAGATCAGTCTGTACATGGGGGCGACGCAGTCGTACAGGCGTGACATCACACCTGTCGTACGTATCGGCTCCACACGATTCGCGGAATTTCCCGCTAACGCAGCACTTGTCAGAGTTGAATTTCAAACTGCAAGATTCAAAATCAACTCGAAGTGACGCGAAACAACCATGTGGGACGACAAGATCGTCACCATATACAAACACTCGAGTCATGGCAGCCAACAAAGGCATTCCCTGACGCAAATGTAAGGAGGCACAAGCTAAAGCCCAATAGACTAAGGCTTGCACCGGAAAACATACAGCACTACCCATGGGAGCGAACTTTTTGTACATCAGTACGTCCCCATTAGGCAGTACAACGCCAGGAGTCCTGCACGCTTGGAGATAAGGCCAAAGTTTGGTACAACCAAACAATGCCTCAACAAGAACAAGCGAATTCCGGTCCGATGCTTTAGACATGTCCAAAGTGTCGAAAAGTTCCCATTCCTTTGTAAGGGATCTATTGACATCTTGGTTCGTGAAATTCACGTGGCCACGGGTGAACCGATTCTCTTCGATATGTGTATACATCCAAGCCTTTAAAGCTTGCTGACACCACATATATTCAGAGGGCTCTAACCCTATGAGACGAGGACCGGAAGAGTCTTTTTCCACAAACGCTAACTTTGACAATCCGAAATCACAACGGATCCTCTCGGTTATTACTTGCGGATCTGCAGCAGCTTCTCGTAAGCTAAAGAACCAAGGAATTGGCCTAAAGACACTCTCTAATGACTTAAAAGAGCGTCTATTAAAGCGTTTTCCAACTGGATCGCTGCAGTCTGAAGTCGCCCCAGGACCGTGTTTTGGTCTAATGGAGTCCAAGCGTGGGCAATCGCCCAGCACAGACTCCACCAGAGCACGAGACACAGCCAGCAAGTCGCCCGGCATTGTTCTAACGTCGGACGGCAGGCTGCGATCAACCTCAATAAAGTCGAAAGTCGAGGCGAGAAGGGACTCATCAGTAAAACCTTTCTTGACCTTTTTGCACCAAAAGCAGATCTGTCGTAACAGAGCAATAGTTCTGGTACATGGAGAAGCCAACAGTGCACCTTTCGCATCGAAGACACGACACATCAACGCCCAGAGAAATCTCGGTCGAGAATCCGCTGTTGTCCTTTTCGAAAAGGACCGCGTGATAGGGGTCGCGCCTTCAAGGCGCAGAGCAAGATCAATTGCTTTGCCAAGAGAGGGAAGAGTCTTAGTAATAAAAGACTCGCCTTCTTGTATGCACCGCCTTCGCAACGTATCAACGTCGCGAGAGAGCCTGTCAGCAGGTATGCCGAGCAGACGTGGCACGTCTTCGAGCAAGAATTGCTCTAAGACAGGAAGATACCAAGGCTTTTCGGAGTCGGTCATAGACCTGGCTCTCCTTGGGGCCCTGGCTAGCAGATTAACCGACAGACTTCTTTGCCCAGGCTCGAGTGAAAGTTTGAGTCATGGCATTTCTCACGAAAGCGCTTAAATCATCGATTCGAGCGTCAGTGAGAACAGGAAGCGGAAAGTCCATCATAACCCGGATATTTGCCGAGTAGACTGTGACATTGTCCGCATCCAAGTAAGAAGCGTCAACGCGCCAAAGATGGGAACCAACCTTAACTCCAGCCTTAGTCGTTTCAACATGACCAAGTGTAAGGAGTAGAGGAGTTTCGGGAACCGCCGCAAGATCGGATCGCACAACGCGATTATTCACCTGAGAAATATAGGTGAACGTATGATTCTGCGGAGTTCCTTGTCCATCAGCGAGTATGATATCTGCGAGAGCCATAGCCATAAATCCTTTCTTTACCTATACGCAAGGGTAGTTTTCACATCCGAGCGTAGATGAGTGATGCCAACAGGCGGATTTTGTCCGCATCGAGGTTAAGCGTTTGCCACTGAAATGTGGGCAAACCGACCGCACGTCTGTAATACGTTACATTCACCTTCCCTATGGAATACCAATTTCCATCGGCGTTTCGTTTGCCAAACCACTCCTCCGTACCACTGACATCAATGGAACAGCACGCCTGCATGAATTGCAGATACGGCTGAATCCAGTCAGTCTCGTTGGATTTGAGGTAGTCCCCAATGTTAACAAACCAGTCGACTACGAAGGACCAAGGTATAACGGCCCAGATCGTTGACGGGTTTACATTGAGACCAAACGAATCGAGAAAACTGCGCCACTCGAATTCACCGTCGCCATACTTAGGCAAAGTATAAGAATAATGGAAAGTAGAAGACTGAGTTGCCTTCCACGTCCATTTCTTCTTAATACTATATGCCGTGACGAGCGGACAGACCATCTCTGATGATGAATCTGATTCGAGTTCGTCGCTGACATGCCTCGTCTCGGACTTGCCCGCATTATTAACAAAGCGGAAAAGTCTTCGATGGGCTGTGTCCATTGCCTTAATGGTGTTTCGCACATCATTAATGAACGGTTTCCAACCGAAGTTGTAATTCAGATGCTGATTGTTCGCATAGTTAAGTGTCTCTTGCCAATTTCGCATTCGTACGCGACCTTTTTTAGTCGCAACGAAAATATGCTTCTTTGGTAAAAGATCAAACATCCGTTTGATATCCCCTAGTTCATAGAGGAATACACTTAGATTCGTACGCGTTGTAAGCGTAGGGCGAACTCTCTGCCACCTTGTGTAGTGGTTCTGATACACAGGGGGAAACCGGGCAATGAGTGAGGACGCCATCGTCCTCCCGAAATCCGTCTGACTGGGTAGGGCCACAACTCCTGCGAACACGTCGTAGGTAATCGACGTTCTTCAGGTGAAGGTCCCGCAGTTGACGGTGCGCATGTTGGGAGCCACCGTAGTAGCTTCCCACTTAAGATGCTCAACGGGCTGCATGACGCGAGCCCGCCGACCATCGGGATAGGTGACCCACTCAGGGCGACGCTCACTTGAAATGCTCTCATACTTAGGTGTAGAGAACCAAGTGGTTTTGCCGTACGAATTGGGGTATGCCGGATTTGTCCAGCATTGAACTATCCCCGTTTCGCACAACTGAGGGGGTGATGA